AAAGAAAACAGTAGATGTGCCATTTACTTTTTGGATTGATCACGAGTGCTATGAGAATAAAGATTGGCAAGATTTTTATGATGATTCAGAAGATGAAAATGGAGTCTTATCAAACCCAATGTTAAATACTGAGGTATCAATTTATGGTGGTATGTTGCAAATGCTATTCGTTTTGTTGGCTTATCCTCAACTTTGCAAACAGGAAGAAGTAAGAGGGAAGAAACCTATGGTCTTTGGTAGTATGACTCCCTTCAAGGATTCCGAGCTGAGAAGAAAGCCGACTTGGGAGCATAAAACTTTAGTAGTCAATCTAACCCAAGAGGAAAAGCAGATCATAGACGAGGCTAGAGAAAGCGGAGTGCAAGGTAAAAGATTCCATGCAGTAAGAAGCCATGTACGAAGATTGGCATCAGGCAAAATGACTATTGTAAAATCACACTTTAGGGGAGATAAATCTTTAGGGGTTATACAGAAGGATTATAAAATTAAATAAATAGGAGATAAATATGACATTTCAAATGGCAGTAGGTAAATACGCAGGGCATTTATGGGACGAGTATGGATCTGGCATTGGCGGAGCTGATTATCCAGATCAAGAAGAAAGTTACATAGATCCATTTGGTAACTATCACTTGATGGGTTCACATGGCATTAAGCTATGTGTGGTTTACAAAAGTGGTAAAGTGACTATCGGTTAAGATATAATTTATGAATGAAGATTCATAACTTGTCAGTTGACGAGGTTAAACCCTACAAAAACAATCCAAGAATAAATGTTGACGCTGTCAATGTTGTAAAAAAATCTTTAAAAGAATTCGGCTTTCAGCAGCCTCTAGTTTTAGATAAAGAAAAGAACTTAGTTGTTGGACACACCAGGTTATTAGCTGCAAAAGAGTTAGGATTAAAAGAAGTGCCTTGCATAATCAGTGACGACTTATCAGACGATCAAATAAAGGCATATCGGATCATGGATAACAAATCAGCTGAATTTGCCTCATGGAATTATGGTTTGCTGACAAAGGAAGTTACAGATCTATTGAATTCAGATTACGACTTAGATTTAACAGGTTTTAATGAATTTGAACTCAAAGAAATAGGCATTGATTTAGACTTGGGTTTTGTAGAAGAACCTGAGATTGATGAAGATTCTGTTCCTGAAATAAAAGAAAATCACACGACAGTTTTAAATGACATTTGGCTTTTAGGGAATCATAAGCTACTTTGTGGCGACAGCACAAACATAGACTCCATTTCAAATTTGATGGGTGATAGATTTGGAGATATGGTTTTTACTGATCCGCCTTATAATGTTGATTATGAGGGAAGAGGAAAAAATAACTTAGGTAAAATTGAAAATGATGCAATGTCTAAAACGGATTTTGAAAACTTTTGTAAAGATTTTTTTGCATCTTATCTTCACTTTATGAAACCCCTAGCTGCAATATATGTTTGCCATCCAGATTCCGCATCAGACCCAAAAATCATATTTGAGACAAACTTCGCTTCTATGTTTAAAAAATCATCCACAATAATATGGGTGAAGCAGTCTGCAGGTATGGGTTGGCAAGACTATAGAGCTCAACATGAACCAATACTCTATGGATGGAAAGAAGGCAAAGGAAAACACTTTTTTGTAGATTCTAGAGACAAAACTACAGTCTGGAATATAGGTAGGGACTCACAGCAATCATATAAACATCCTACACAAAAGCCTGTTGCACTTTCAGCAGAGGCAATATTAAACAGTTCAAAAGGCAAGGATATAGTTTTAGATTTCTTTTTAGGATCAGGTTCAACGCTTATAGCTTGTGAAAAAACTCAAAGAATTTGCTATGGAGTTGAATTAGATCCTAGATTTTGTGATGTTATTGTAGAAAGATGGCAAAACTACACAGGTAAGGACGCTATTCATTTAGAAACAAATAAGACTTATAATGAATTGCAAAAAGATACAGAAAATGGCTAATAAAAAACCCAAATATAAAAAAATAACAAGCGAGCTGAAAGAGCTTCTAAGGGTTGCTTATGTACAAGGAGAGGTTGATCCACAAGGCTTTAGAAGGGTTGCTACCATAGAAAACTTAGCTGACGAACATGATTTGTCTGTAAATACACTGTATAAACTTGCTCAAAGAGAAAATTGGAAACTAGAGCAAGAGCAGTTTCAAAAGAAGTACCAAGAAAAATTAGACAATCAAAGAGCCAAAGAATTTGCTTTAGAATCTAAAAAATTTGACTCCGCTTGTTTAAATATAGCAAAAGCATTAATAGCAAGGGTTGGCACGAACATTAGAGATGCACAAAACCAAAACACAAAAGAATTTACACCTCAACAACTTGACTCCTTAGCAGGAGCAGCAATGAAGATTCAAAAATTTGCAAAAATTGCATTAGGTGAGTCAACGGAGCAAATAAATATTAATGCAAACATCCAAGAAGCCGATGCCTTCAGAGAAGCTATGGAACTGCTTGACACAGTTGCAGAGCAACGCAGAGAAGCAGACGATAGCTCTGTACACTGATTGGCTAAAGACAGCTAGACCCAAACAAATAGATCCAGACAATAAAAATATTTGGATGATTCTTGCAGGTAGGGGTTGGGGTAAAACCAGGACAGGATCACAGGACATAGCTTTATATGCTTTACGAAACCCTAATTCTAATTGTGCGGTTGTAGCTCCGACTCATGGAGATCTTAGAAGAGTCTGTTTCAATGGACCTTCTGGTTTGCTTTCAATCATTCCCAAAGAGTGTTTTTCACAAGAGAAAGGTTTTAAAGGTTATTCGTCAAGTACATCTGAGGTTAGGTTATTCAATGGATCTAAAATAACAGGTTATGCAGCAATTGATCCTGACAGGCTAAGAGGACCTCAGTTTCATAGGGCATGGTGTGATGAACTAGCAGCATGGCGATATCCAGAAGCATTTGATCAGCTTATGTTTGGTCTTAGGTTAGGGGAGAACCCCAAGTGTGTTATTACAACCACACCTAAACCAACAAAAATAATTAAGGCTTTGTTGGAAAGGGATGATTGCACAGTAACTACAGGATCAACCTTTGAAAACGAAAATAACCTAGCTGAGTCTGCTTTAAGAATGTTGCAAGAAAGATATGAAGGCACAGCGTTAGGTAGGCAAGAACTTTATGCAGAGGTCATAGAACAGTTTGATGGAGCATTGTGGACACCAGGAATGATTGAAGAAGGTAGATTACATAGGGAAACAGAGAAAGAACTTACAAAAATAATAGTTGCTATAGACCCTGCTGTGACAGCTAAAAAAAACTCAGACGAGACAGGAATAGTTGTGGTGGGGAGAGATGCACTTGGCGATTATTATGTCCTAGAAGATATTTCTGGTAGATATACCCCTGACAAATGGGCTAGAATAGCTATTAACGCTTATTACGATTGGAATGCTGATCGTATAGTTGCGGAAGTAAATAATGGTGGAGATCTAGTAGAACGACTTTTGAGAAGCATAGATAACACGATACCTTATAGGTCAGTCCATGCTACGAGAGGAAAAATACTAAGAGCAGAACCAATATCTGCTTTATATGAGCAAAAAAGGGTTCATCATATCGGTGTGTTTGATGAACTTGAATCACAGATGTGTACCTACACAGGCGAGGGACAAAGCAGTCCAGATAGATTAGATGCTTTAGTGTGGGGTTTGACAGAACTAAACAAATCAACAGGCAACGCAAGTTGGAGGATTAGTTAAATGGCACAGAAGAATATTTTTCAAAGACTTTTTTCAAGAGCAGAAGAAAAGCAGACCCCATCAAATATGGTTGGTTATTTTGGTGTTGGATCTGGAAACGCAAAAAACTATAAGTATCAAGACCTAGCTAAAGAAGGCTACATGAAAAACGCAATTGTTTATCGTTGCGTTAATGAGATATCTAAAGGAGCAGGAGCAGTGAACTATATGGTCAAATCAGGCGATATGGTTTTAGAGAATCATCCTTTGATAGATTTATTAAACAGACCAAATCCATTGCAATCTTATTCAGAGTTTTTCAACAGCTTATTTGGTTTTTTACTTTTAAGTGGTAATGCCTACATTTTAAGAGTAGGTAGTGAAGTTGGAGGACCTCAAGAGCTGCACTTGCTAAGACCTGACAGAATAAATATCAAGGGTGGCAACAAAGCGATACCGCAAAGATATGAATACATTATCAATGGCAGAGTCCACGAAATCTATGACATTGATCAAGATACAGGTATATCTGACATAAAGCATATAAAACTTTGGAATCCATTAGATGATTACTATGGTTGTTCGCCACTCCAAGCTGCAGCAGTAGAAGTTGATCAACATAACTTATCGTCAAAGCACAACATAAACTTACTGAATAACGGAGCAAGACCAAGCGGAGCTGTAATATTCAAGCCTAAAGATGATCAAGGATTTCAAGTCAATCTTACTGAAAGTCAAAGACAACAACTGCTTACAGACTTAAATAATAGATTTGTTGGCACAGGTAATGCAGGACGACCTATGCTCTTAGAAGGTGATTTTGATTGGAAAGAGATGGGTCTATCGCCAAAAGACATGGACTTTATCAACCTTAAGCACATGAGTGCGACAGACATTGCTCTTTGCTTTGGTGTTCCAAGTCAGCTTGTAGGTGTGCCTGACGCACAAACTTACGCAAATGTGGCAGAGGCTAGATTAGCTTTGTATGAAGAAACAATCATTCCGCATTTGAAATTAATTCAATCTGACCTGAACGAGTGGTTAGTGCCTATGTTTAGCGAAGAACTAGAGTTTGCTTACGATCTTGACGCTATCCCTGCATTAGCAGAAAGAAAAAGAAAAACATACGAAAACATAACATCTGCGGTCAATGCAGGAATTATGACTAGAAATGAAGCTAGAGAAGTAATAGGTCTTTCGCCAATAGACGGAGGAGACGATATTTACATTTCAGCAACATTGTTCCCATTAGGATCTGAACCTGCTCCAGAAGCAGAAGAGCCATTGAACGATGAGGATGAAAAGGAATACCTTGACTTAGAAAAACAAACTAATTTCCCTGATCAGGGAGATGATAAAAAGATTTCTTTAAGAAACTCTGACTATCCGCAATTTGATTACGACTTTGCCAAGAATGTGAAAGAGGTAGGTGTCGGAAAAAAGATCTGGAAGGCAGGGGGTAACATCAGGGGCAACGATGCCTTTGTGCTTTGGGGTAGAGCAAGAGAAGGCTCAGAAAGCCCTGCTGTCTTAGATTGGATAAAAGAACGAGAAGCGTGGGCTGCTAGACACTTTCAAGATGGTAGGCAGTTCAAAGGCGATGAACCAAACCTTTCAAATGTTGCAGGTGTAGTTGCACAAATGAAATGGGGAGTCGTTGGAACTTTGGGTATGCAAGGTATGAAAGATGTAATCCTTGAGCTAACCAAAAAACTAGAAGGTAGAAAAGATCCAGAAGATAAATTTGTGGAGGATAATTGGCAGTTTTACATAGATGAACATGACGAGAAACTTTACATTGAGGATGAAAAGCAAGTATCTGCAAAAGTTAAAACAGCTTTAAAGAAAAAGGTTGATGATCATAACGAAAAATATGGCGACCAACCTACTAAAAGAGCAACGCTTAGAATGCTTGAAGCTGTCTTTCGCAGAGGTGTTGGGGCTTACAACAATAATCCTGGTTCGGTTAGACCGAGAGTAACAGGAGCAGATCAGTGGGCTTATGCCAGAACAAATTCTTTCCTTTTTGCTTTGCGTACAGGAAGATTTCAAGGCGGTAAGCACGATATGGATTTATTTCCTAAAGGTCATCCTCTTAGTTCTAAATGAAGCAGACTCATCAAAAAAAAAGTCCAAAAAGACTTTAGCTGAGTTGAAAAAGCAACAAATGTTAAGACAGCATAATCAATGAACTTAGCAAGAGAACTCAAAAAACTTCTTAACTTTCGTCAAGGCAGAGTCAATAGAGCAAAAGAAGTAAGACAACAATTAAGAATACGAACAAATTTAGAAAAGTCATTGTTCAGAAAACTGACTAGCCTTTTTAGGAAAGCTATAAGAACAAGAAACTTTCTTTATGAGGAAACAGGTATCTTTGAGAAAGAAATTCTAATTGGAGCAATCAACGAAGAATTATTGCCACTTATGCTAAGACATTACAAAAGAGTCTTTGAAGTTATCTACAAACATAACGAAGATAAATACGAAAACATAATCAAACAAGAAGCATTGGTCTTTGGCAGAAACGAAGATATAGATAA